AAAAGATGCCATAGCTCTGTCATTCGCAGCAATTGGATTGCCCCTCCCATCACCAACAGTAAAAGCTCCAAAAGATGGTGTGCAAATATTTACTGAAGCATCAAGTCTAACTTTACCCCCACTTCTATTAAGCGTTACTTGAAGAAGTGTTCCTATATGCTCCTCCCATGCTGATAAGTGATTACTGAAATCGTTATTAGGTAAACCACCGGTTGAGCCACCAGAAAAAGTATTGATAGTTTTGATATCAATTGCTTTTACACCTATTGGTACCGTTACTGCTTCATCTTTAATCTTTAAAGTATCAATTGCGCCATCTTCAATATTCGCATTTGTGACCTTAATGGCTCCCAAATCGGCACTAATAGCACTTAAGTTTTCAGCCCAGATTCGTTTCGCATTGATGTAACCGATAGATGCATTATCAAGATAAAGCCCAGCAGGAATAACAGTGCCATTTGGCAATGTAGTTGGGGTGGGTTGATAAACAAAAGCATATTTACTCGATCCACTCGCGCCTTCCGGCGGTGCGATAGCGAATTTATTCGCACGTACAATAAAATCAACAACTCCACCATTATTACCAATTGCGACACCACCAACCGTATTGCCTGCCGCCACCTGCAAAGTAGCTTTAGCAGATAATCCGCTGACTGATTCCTGAGTCGATTTGATAGTCGCTGTATTTCCATTAACTGTAGTTTGAATCGTATCAGTCTTTGAAACTAAGGCACTGTTCGCATCAGCAACTGCTTGAATCTGACTTTTGTAGATTGCATCGTTATCAGCCATAGTTGCACTCACGATATCAATCCGCTGACCTAAGGCTGAATCGCCATCAACTTGAGCTGACTGTATCGACCAGCTAGACGCTTGATTACTACCACTGTCCGCAGTCCAAGAATCTTGATCAGCAGTCAAAGGTGTGACTTTCGCATAGACTCCGTCAACTTTTTCAGTTGCTGCAGTCAAACGTCCGTCAATTTCTTCAACCTCTGCTTTGACAGAATTCAGCGCACCGGTGCTGGCTTTGTCACCCAGAGCAGCATTAATGCTGTTGATCTGGCTAGAATTGGCAGCAGATTCACTTGCCGCTGCGTTGGCAGTTGATAGAGCTGAAGCTGCATTGGTCTTGGCTTCATTTGCTGTGTTGTTTGCAGTATTTGCAGTGTTTACAGCATTTGAAGCGTTACTGTTTGCAGTTGTAGCTCTATCACTCGCAGCGGTTGCTGTTGCAGATGCTTGTTGTGCAAGACTTGAAGCTGATCCCGCTGTTGTAACGGCAGTTTCCGCTTTGGTAATTGCACTGGCAGCATTGGTTTTTGCTACCGATGCATCAGACTCAGCAACGTCTAGGCGGTTATCCAATGATTGTATTGCGCTTGAGTTACTGCTCGATGCATTGACAGCACTTTCAGCAGTCTGCTTAACAGATGCCAAAGCGGTGTCATTACGCGCAATGTAGCTATTGATCGCCTGCGTATTGGCTTCGTCACCAGACGCCCGTGCTGTTCGCTCCTCTTGAATTGCGGCTTGATTTGAACCCACTTGCACGTTGATCGAATCAATCCGTTGACCTAAGGCTGAATCACCATCGACCTGTGCAGATTGAATCGACCAACTCGATGCTTGATTACTACCACTGTCCGCAGTCCAGTTGTCTTGGTCTGCAGTTAAAGGCGTGACTTTGGCGTAGACACCATCGAGTTTTGTTGATGCAGCACTCAAATCATCTGCTACGACATCAATTTCTTGACGCATCGCAGCAAACGAGTTTTCTGTACTTTGCTTATAGGTATCAACAACAGACAACACATGCTCATCACCAGCAACACGCTGCTGACTTTCATGTGTTAGACCATCACTGAGATTTTGAACAGCACTGATGCGAGCCTGTGATTCTGATGTGATGTCTTCAGCAAGTTTCCCGATATCACTGATACGCTGCTGACGCTCTATAGCCAAATTCTGATTGGCTTGATCTGCAGTATTCTTGGCATCTTGAATACGTTGATCATAAACATTCAGATCACCTTCTATAACGTCAATCTTGTCGATTTTCTGAATTAAGTCTTGATTCAATTGACTTTCAGATATTTGATCATTCAGCAAATCAAGAATATCAGAAGCATCAGCAGATGTTGTTGCATGTGTCCAATCTGACCAATCACCCGCATTGCCAATTCTGTCAATCAATCGACCACGGTAAAATTGTTTGAGATTTGGCTGCAAGCCTTGGATTGTGTGTGTTGTGGTTGGATAAGCAAATAAACCCAATTGTGCAATATTGGCTGTGCCGTTTGGTGAAACTTGGATCTCTGTGTAAGCAGTGTCCATTGCGCCCACTGCGGGAAAACCCCAATCCAATTTCATACCAAACAAAATGCCAGTGGCTTGTATAGATGCGAGTTTTGGCGGTTTACCTTGTTTACCTTTCAGGCTAGTCAACAGCGAATAAGTGGGTAAAGATGATACATCAAACGCATTAATCGCACTCACTTTCGCTTGATAGTTGCCTGAGTAGATTCCTTGCACTTCGACTGAATTATTACCGGTAGTCGGTAATTTCATCCAGCTCCCATCATCTTTACGCCATTCGACCTGATATTTAACCGCGCCCTCAGCTTGTGGCCATACGATATTCATTGTGGCAACTGTTATGCCCTGCTGAACCATATCTTCAGTTGACAAAGTCACGGACTCAACAGGTTTTTGCACTATTGGATTAATTATAGAAATTGGGCGATCATCAATCACCGCACCAAAATCAATTGCATTAAATTTTGCTGGGTTATATTGCAGCCCAGTTATTGTGAATTGGTGTTTTTCATCTTGCGTGATTGAGACACAACGAAATTTCATTGTTGCTAAATCTTGTGCATCAATCGCCCAGATGTTTTGAGCAGCAATTGAGTTTTCATCAAAAGCAAATGTCACATTGATGATACGACCAGAAACCGATTCAACAATTCGTGCTTGTGCCTTGCCGCTTTCACCATTAATAACGATACGATCACCAGCACGTGCCACAACATCGTCACGATCAAGCGTAATGCTTTTTCGATTTGCTGAAATTGCTGCTACACGCCCACCATTCATGCGTCCTGCAAACAAGTAGTCAGCAACACCAAAAACACGGCCCGGTCTCGGGCAGTGACCATCTAGACCGACCTTAAACGTGACTAGGCGCGTTTCATACTTTTCAGAGATAAGCGCTGCCAACCCCGCACGTTGTGCTTGTGCTTCTGATGTCACACCCCAAGCATCAATATTAAGTGGATTAATGCCGTATTTTTGAATCGCTTCATCATCTGAAACCACAACTGTTTCGGTCTTATACAGATTGGCCGGATTATCATACTTTACATATGCAACTGAATGACGGTCGCGTTTACGAGTCCCTGTGTATTCAAAGTTGCCTTCAATCACATTGGCTTGTGTGTAAACAAATTCAACATCTTGTGGCACATCAGCCTCTAGTCGAATGGCTGTACCATCCCAGTAAATAAAAGCACGAAATACACCCGCAAGACGTTGCAAAAAAGCCCAAGCATCTTCTTGATTTTGCTGATAGACATTGACACGAAAACGCGGCTCTTGACCGCCTTTACCGTCAGATACCAACTGATCACACCATTGCGCCAAGCGATAACAATCCCATTTATCGATCATGCTTGAATTGATGTGATGACCTAGTGCATAGCGCTTTTCGATACATGTGTTGTAAAAATGCCAAGCTGGATTATCGGTATAGGCGTCTTTGAATATTCCATCCCAAATCGGTGTTGAGTAAGTTCGACTCACTGGATTGTAGTTTGATGGTACGCGGATAATCAGACCTTTTGCTAAAATCGCAATTTTAGGTACACTACCACCAAAAGTTTCAGCATCAAATTGCAAACCAAGCAACGCAACATTTGGATATGACAGTTTCGCATCAATCACCTCTGTCACGGCTGCAATGTACATTTTGTCTGAAATTAATTCGCTGGTTGCGTTAGGTGTTAAACGTCTGACTCGGACTTGCCAGCCCGAATCAGCTTTTGGTAGATTGACTCGATGTGAGCGC